AGATATGTTCCTACGGAAATAGATTATCGACAAGGTTCAATTTCATTATACTTTGCAAAACTAGCAAACGATACAAGTGCAAAAGTATTTGAAATTAGTCGTGAAGATTTTAACAAAACAACACCGAATTATCTTAAAACTCAGATTAATTTTATCATCAAAGGTAAACGAGATGATGTTGAAACAAGAAACCAACGATTAATTGATGTAAGAGACTTACAACTTCCTGGATTAAAACAAGTATTACAACCATTAAGATTTTTTCAACCATCAAAACCAACCAAAGAAGATGTTATTGAAAGATTAGAGGGTTTTGTTCAAGAAAGAATAGAAGGAGCAACAACACCAACTGCACCAGCAACCACAACAACAACATCAACAACTTCTTATAGTGGTGGTTCATCAGGTGGTTCAAGTGGTGGTTCATCAGGTGGTTCTTCCGGTGGTGGTTCAAGTAGTTATTAAAAAAACTTTGTAATTTGAGTTTTTTAGATTATACTTATTACTAAATAAAGGTTATATGATAGTTCAGAATAAAAAGCAACTACAAGAGATTATTGAATCGCACATAAATAGTGAAATGGTATTGATACCAACATTATGTGATAAAAATCTGCACCCAATACAAAATGAATTATCGTTGTTGTATGTAAAATGGTTATCGACAAATCAAGAAACTATTATCGTGTTGAACCACTCAGAACAACGACAAGATAACGATTTAAATGTAAAATTTGTTGAAAAAGCTCTTGACATTAACAAAGAAAATAAGTATATTTATAATAGGAAATCCTTCAATCATATCCTATCGTTAAACTCACTAAATGATACTAATTTGACCTTTTATTTAGAGGCTGGTAATCCACTTTACATTGATAAATTAACGACAAATTCACACGATTTTTTCAATATAAATTTCTATAACTTAAAAAATATCAACAGATACATACCAATTATGAAACACTTGGAATACAATAGAAAGTTGGTAAACAAGATGAGAGATTTATATTATTATGATAAAAATAATCAAAAATATAACCAAAATGTTATCAATAATTTAACCAAAATAGAACACAATGGACTATTCACAACAGATAATGAATATCAATATTCAGAATATAATATCTATACTTCAACCGGTAGACCAAGTAATCGTTTTGGTGGTGTTAATTTTGCAGCACTAAACAAATCCGACGGAACAAGAAAAAAATATATTAGTCGTTATGGTGATGAGGGTTGTATGATTGAAATGGATTATGATGCATATCACTTACGATTAATCGCAGAAATAGTAGGATATAAATTTCCAGAGGGTTCAGTTCATCAATATTTAGCTAATCATTATGGGGTTGATTATGATAAATCTAAATCATTGTCTTTTAAATATTTGTATGGAGAAATACCTTACAAAATAGCAAAAGAAATACCATTTTTCTCAAAAGTTCAAAAGTATATTGATGAAAAATGGCAGGAGTATAAAAGAAATAATTTTGTAGTTTCTGATATTTATAATAGAAAGATTGGTAAGAATATTAGGTTTACTAATAAAAGTAAATTGTTTAATTATTGCATTCAATTGTTAGAAACTGAAAACAATATGAAAGTGTTAGATGATTTACTTCCAATATTAGAAGGTAAGAAAACAAAAATTGTGTTGTATAGTTATGATTCATTTTTGTTTGATTTTCACAAAGAAGACGGAATAGATTTTGTGAAAAAAATTAAACAAACTATTGAACAGAACAAAACTTATCCGGTAAAAGTTGCTTGGGGTAAGAATTATCACAAAATACAAGACATAACAGAGAAGTTTAATGATTAGATTAATGGAAATGGTTAAGTATCGTCATATTCGTCCTTTTACAAAGGTTGAAATGAATCACATTACTGATGAATATTTAAACAATAATAAATTTAAAGAAGTTATGCCTCATTTTGCAAAAGACAAAGATGATGTTTTGACAAAACTACAAAAGATTGATAAATTGGAATATCTTTCAGAAAAAGAATTATCAAGATTAAACAATTCTAAAATACCTTCTATTAAAAATAGTGGTAGAGATATTGCAAATTTAATTGGACAAGAAAGATTTAATTATAAAGAAATTTATGACGGAATAAAATCAACACCACCTAAAAAATTTACACCACCGGTCGTGGTTGAAGACAAAAAAGGTAGATTGTTTGTATTGGACGGAGATGATAAATTAACTATATTTGTTGCATTAGGTGGTAATCTACCGGTTAAAAAAGTAAGTTATGGTGGTGAATTTAACAAAGAATATATGGAATATTATAATAAATCACATATGAACGATATGTCAACGACAGCAGGTTCAATAGGAGTAGGTTATTAATGAACAATTTAATTAAAAAAATATTAGTAGAATGGTCTTTTCGTTTAGATGACGGAATGATTAATCTACATAATCCAAAACATATGCTTATATTGAGTGAAGTTTTAAAAGATATGAAACTACCAACAAGAGCTATTTTAGAAGTTATGAGTAATTTAACTGAAAAAGAAAAAGTAAAACCTTTATCAGATAAAGACAAACAGAAAATGCGTGATATGGGGTTAATTTGGAAAGGAAAAGGTTATGGTAAAGAAGGTGAAAAAGGTATTCTTTTCAAAAATGTTGATGGAAAATTAGTCAAGAGTGGTGATAGTGAAAAACAAAAAATTGACCCGAAAGTAAATGTTTTTACTAAACAAAAAACTGAACCAACAGACACATCAACAAAAACAGACACTAGTGAAAAACCATTAGAAGTAGATGAAAAAAGTGAAATGGGAACAACTGATAATTGGAAATCTGAAATTGAAAAATCAGAAAACTGGTAATAAGAAAAAGATAGCTAAAGCACAAGAAGATTTAGACAAAGAAATAGTAGAAAAAGAAGGTTTTGAAATGAACCAAAAAGTCACCAAAGGGTTAAACGAAGGTAATTTTGATGTCCTAACAGAAGCACAAAATAGAACCGAAAATTTAAGAGATAAAGGTGTTGCTGGTATGGGTGGGCCAAAAGCCAGTCAAGGAGAATCAAGAACCGTAAATGCTTCTAACACTTTACCAAAGTATAACGAACAACACTCTGATGAAGAAGGTGTAAAAAAGGTAAATGATAAAAAAGAACAGATAAAAAATAGAGTAAATAAAAAAGGAAAATCAAATTATCCTAATAAAGAAGAAAAAGAAATGTTAAAAACTCTTGGTTTTGACGACCCTAATTCTGATGAAGCGTTAGAATATTTTGCAAAAAGAGAATTATACGCAGAAGAAGAATTAGAAAGAGCTAAAAAAGACCCAGATTCAGTTTTTAATACAAAAAATGGATTTAATGGTAATGAAGAAGCATATCGTGAATGGATGAGAACTTCGTATGATAGTGCTATGTGTATACAAGAAGATTTAGAACACGATAGTAATATAGATACTTCCAAACCACATAGAGTATTGCAATCAACTGATGGAGCCTCTGGTCAAGATGTCGCAATAAAAAAACATTTACTTGATAAATATGAAGAAGAAAAAAAGAAGTGTGGACAAGGAACAAAAGAATCTTGTAAAAACGCAAAACATTATAAAAGACAATACGAATTAATGAGTAAACTTGGATTCCACGATACATTTGCAATGGGACAAGATGAAAACGGAAGAACAACAATTTACCACATTTCTAATAAAAAAGCAACTGATATATCAGACCCTCATAATAATACAACACCTAAAGAAAGAATAAATGTGATTAAAAAAGCAGGATTTGGTGATAA